CGGTTGAACTGTCATTTTTGCTGGACTATCGATATTAACGTAATTAGGTTGTTCTACAGTCCAACTGTTAAAGTTAGGTAAAATATTAATAACTGTTTTACCTTCCACTTTTATCAAATGAAGAGGGGACGCTTCATCAGCTTCGACAATCTGAAGTCCTCGATTCAATTGAATGTCCCGAACATCACTCTCGTTCAGCTTTCTTTCAAGAGCCGTAATTCGTGCAGCATCGAATCCTTCAGGGTCAATATCTTCCACCCGGAGACCATGCCAAGTTCCTTGATGGTCACCTGTGCGATCAGTTTTTTGTGCGAGTTGAGCGTTGACTTCTTGCTTCGTGTAATAGCGCCCATCAAGTGCGCCTGTTTGAATCTTTTCTGTTGTTACAGACTGGTTCGCAATCTTTGCGTTTGTCACAGAATTGTTTGCAATCTTGCTTGTCGTAACAGCATTGTTCGCAATCTTTGCTTCAGTAACCGCACCGTCAGCGATCTTTTCAACGTGGACAGCACCGTTTGCAATCTTCGCACGGACAACTGAACCGTCTTTCAGTGCTGGAGTATCAACACTTCCTTGACCATATTCGACAGAAATTGTCAAAGTTGCCGTATCTTTGTCCATCGATAAAATAACGTTGTCGCCTTCTCTGAAACGAAGTTCATTAAGCGCTGTATTCAAATCTGTCGTAGTTTTTACACTACCGTTGCGATTAACTGCAATGAACTTTTTGATCAAACGGTCGAAGTTATCGTTAATAGCTACACGCAAGAGTTCTCTCTCTTGCTTGTAGTCCGCAGCCATAACAATATCTCCGTCTTTCCAATCTTTCATAGATTCGGGATTTACACGTCCCATTAACATTCACCCCTTACGGTTTTTTGAGTTTGAATTCAAGTCCAAAACCAAACAACTCGAACTCTTTTCCAGCACCGCCACGGAACCTTACCTTCACCCGTCTACATTTACCCCGGATCGTTGCCCGTTGAACCGATAGTGTGAGATGACCGAAAGCGGATTGTCCCATAACCCAAGCGCCTAGAACCGTTCCTGTGTAAAACTCGAAATTCGGCTCTGTTTTATGCACCCATTCAACTTTCCCTTGATCGTCGATAACAACTTCGCCGGAATCAGGCGACAGTACGATCGAAGAATCAGCTTGAACAGTAACATACATCTGAACATCATGTAGTGGGAAATGTCTTGCAAGAATGTAAATACGCTTCAATTTCTTGTAGTTGAACGAAGCTGAAAGATCGAGAAGTTTTGTCTCGATGTCCAAATCGTATTCAACCCCTGCATCCGTGTAAACTTCTCTATCGTGTATATACAGGTTGCCGTTTTTGGTAACGTTATACGCATCTTCTCCATAGAGAAGGAACTGAATAATGTCCAGATTTTCCGACTGATCCTTTACCCATACCCCTTGTTCATAGTAGTATCGATAAATTGTTTTTCGATCAGGGAATGCCAACCAGTATTGAGAGTCCGTCACAACTGCACACGCATTTTCATCAGTCGGCATTTCAGACTTAATCTGTGCGTCTACCCGATTAACGTTCATAGTGTCCAGACGATACGGGTTTGGACGCAAGGCATGTACACCTTCATGCGACAAAAATATAATATAGTTTCCGACAACTTTCGCTGACCATCCAGCGATACACCCAATTCCGTCATGAATTTGATAGCGTTCATAATCCTCTGTTGATTTTCCGACAAGTGTCTGGATTGTCGTTTTCGTGAAAACAACTAGCATATTTTGGAATCGAACAGCCGTTGTGATTGGTTCTTGCTTGCCTGTATCGAAGTTGATCGTATTCGATACCGGGAAATATCTTGCATTTTGAAGATCGGAAATGTACATCTGGAAGGGATTCTCTGTATCTCCGTACAGAAGTACCCGATCCCAGTGAAGAACGATTCTGTTACATGTATGGATACCGGAAACAGGCATGACGCTTGTACGATCTTCAACATCTTTTACAATGTATCCTGTCAACACATAAACCTGTGTCGGTTGAATATCATTTGAATCGTTCTCTTTTCGCACGGTAACACGAATATCATAATTCGTTGCCGTGTCAAAAGAAATTTCGACTGTCCTTTTATCCGCTTCAAAGTTCGTAATTTCTTCCCATTCGGTATCTGAAGAACGCTTATATTCCCATTTATACTCAACCGGGTCTGTATAGCCCGAAGGTCGGTTAATATAAGCGGTCATCGTGATTGGAACATTCTTCGCTGCTGTCCGGTACTGCGGCTTGATACCGATAGCTTCAACATTTTGAGTTGGAGAAACACCGTCTTGTATATACTCATCAGGATTGTCAGCAAGTCCGTTGGTACCTATATAGATCGCTTCCATAACGGTAGGTGTATAAGGTTCTACGACTTTTGCCTTCCAACCACTGTCATATTCAAGTTCAACTAGTCTGGTTCCAGTAGCAACAAACATCACATGTCGGTATTGAATAGCTTCTACCGTTCTTGATGTCTGGAAAGTAAATTCATCACCATTGGAATCGTATATTGTTATCTTGGAAAATGTGCTACTGTCATTCTCTTTAACAAACAGTTGACCGTTCATTGCCATAATAATATCCGGATATTCTTCTGAATGTCTGTAATAGAAAAAGGCACCTTGAGTGTTTCCGGAACATGTGGCAATGGCACGTCGTCCGTAGCGAAGTCTAGCTGAAGATCGTCCGGACAGATCAACGTTAACACAAACAGGGAACTCATTTTCCATAAGTTTTTCGTTCGTGATTTCCGTGTTGAGTCCTCCCGAAAAGTCCATGAACGCTTCAAATAACTTTTCTGCCGGATTGTGTCTTATATTTTGACGTGCCATTTACCTTTCACCATCCTACATAATATAATGGACGATTCACCATAATTGGGTCAGTATGCCAAGAGATTGTGACCCGATCCCCTTCAGCAATATTATCTAGGAATATTGTACCAAGATATTTGCTATAATCATAGACCCTTTGACTATTAACGTAAACATTTACTTTACTTCGCACCGGATGAAAATCTTCCTTTGTGACCTCAAACTTTTTCTGACCTTCTTCTGCAATGAATTGTTGGCAATTTGGACGATCCCAGTACTCTGCTGGAGGATCATAATGAACCTTGAAAGTTGCGAGACCGTCGTAAAACTGTTGCATAAAACTATTCTTTTCACCTATTGACGAATCCTGCGCTTTGATCATTGCTGATGCGTAAAGTACAGGAAGTCTATGATACTGCTCATCAAAAACGAAAGTATCTGAAAGATCACCTGTCAGTTCAATGTCCGGAAACTTGCATCGAACTTCGGATGCCATCAAATCTTTCCCATCGTTGAGCATCATGACAATATCTTGATTGTCAATAATGTCATCAACATATGCGTTAACCATACGGATCATTGTTGCAAGATTCATCTTCTTTACACTTCCCCTCCAAGAGAAATTACCAAAATATCATATTGTAAACTGCCCGTCGGCGGATTGTCGAAGGTAAGTGTAACTGCTGAAGAGTCGTAACTAACTGAAAAACTTCCCGCTTGACGTGCGGCAATGTTTCGCGGTGTTACCTGAACGTTGAATGGAGTCTTACCAATTCCATGTGTTGTCTGATACGATGTTGACTCTCCGTCAGCGTTAATGGTGCGAGTAAAGGCTCTACCAAAAAACACCATTTGATAATCCGAACCGTTGTGTGTAACAAGATAAGAATTGTTACCAGATATACCGAGCGGATTCCACCCACCAGAAGATTTGCCATTCGCCACAGCTAATAGCCCAGTGCTTCGCAATGGTGTGTTGGGCTGTACAGATAATGGGTTGAGTTTGATGCCGTTGGCAAATATGCGATGCTGATAAGCATCCGCCGCGCGTCCGACAATCTGTGTACCAGCGGGCAGATCGTTTACAAGCGATTCGTTAAGCTGATCCCGCCATTCGATTCCGCCGCGATGATCGGTCTCAGTCGATTGATTATAAAGCGGGAAAATTTCGATTCGTTCGCTTGAATATGGAATCTGAACAAACAGTTCGACGGTTCCACCGCCGGCAGTAGTATCCTCTGATGTGATAACACCCACAAACTGCGACGGTTGAATAATGCTCAAATTGCCGCTACTGATCGGCAGATTGTAATTGTGGACAATGATCTCGCCGATGATAGTCGGCGACGTCGTACGGCTCCGAAGTCTGATCTCGACTTCGCCGACAGCGGAATCAGACCCTGAGCCGAATCCAGTCGCGAATCCGAATCGGGCGTGAATAGCCTTTGCGTCCGAGAACAACCGGGCAATACCGATTCGCGCCCAGCGGTTAGGCGTCCCATAAGTGTTCGCAGACAGAAACGATTCGACAATATCTTCTGCCGCATATCGCACATCCCCCGCAGGTAGATTATCCTCCCACGGCTGATCGTTAAGTAGCGTCACCTGAGACTCAAACTGAGCGATCTGCTGACCGCTAAAGTAAATCCGGTCGTGATAATCACGAGTCCGTAAGTATAGCCCAGCTTCAAATAGACCGTAAGGCGTTCCGGGGACATTTTTAGTCACCACAAGCGCGACATCATCAGGGCGCAAAAACTTATAGTCCGAGAGATAAAGCTCAATCATATAATCGGACTGTCCCGGTTTTATGACTTTAATCCGAAACCGGATTTTACCTCTCTGCGTCTTGGTGATCGTCTGATTATATCCGCCCATAAACGCGATCTCGCCGGACGCATACCCATTATCACGACCGATCTTGATGTCAGCCAACTTTGTCCACTTGTTGCGATTGTCCGTCGGATAAATTAATCGCGTCGAATATGTCGCTGTCGATGCTACAAGCTGTCCGAGCGAGCCTTCCGTCACGATCTTCACGCCGCCTATAGTAGACCCTACAGGTAAGTCTGTCATCATACGACCCCTCCTTTAAGATATTTGCGGACGACTTGAACAACTGAAGGATTTGACTGATACCTGAAAGAGCCGTTCAGCCCCCAGAAAAAGAATCCTTCGATAATGTTGTTATTTAGCAAAACACTTAACGCCGCTTCGTAAAATTTACGTTGTGTATCCTCATCAAACTCTGTCCACTCGTACATGGATGGGATGTACAGGGCGCCGATTTTCGGTACACAACCGACTTCGGACACAAGAACCGGTTTTCCAAACATCTCTTTTACCCGAAGCAGTCGATCAAACCAGTTAACACGATGCAAGTCGCAATACCATCGTGCTTTAAGTTGCTCAACTGTCGCATTTACACCATCGAGCGACAACTTCGGATATAGGTTAAATCCAATGACATCAAGAAGTGGAAGATGCGTCGCCGTCAAGTCCTCATCATAAACTGCACCCAACGCACAGGCGATTTCGCCATTGTAAACACGACGAACTTCCGTCACAATATCCGCCCAATAATCATAGTACGGCGGAGTGGTTATCCGATAAAACTCGTTGCTGATGTAAAATTGCTCAATCGCATTTTTCTGAGCCAACTCAGCATATTCAAGCAACCTTTCTTTCCAACTTGCGAACCAAGATTCAGGGTCAGTTGGATTGGGAGATGAACCTGCTGACAGATTTTCTGCACGGATATGATTTTTCATGATTATTTTCAGCCGCTTGGATTTTGCAATATCAATAACATCTTGATATTGCTGATCAGTAAACGTGCGGCTAACAACATTAGAAGTTGCATGATCTGTCGATGATATAGTAACTAACTGAAGCGCATTACATCCGTCGTCCGCAAGTTGACTAATACGGGCTTCATAATCGATACCATTTTCCAAATAGATAGCGGCGCCTTTATAGCGAAGCTCTGACTTAGAATTACCGCCTACTATTGTCGGAAACTGTATTGGGTTACCATCATCATCAACAAACTGCACAGGCTGAATATCCATGCGCTTATAGTAAGGCATTTAAATCTTACCTCCGTTCGGACTATTTCCTCATTCCACGGATGTATTCTCTTCAGATGCCTTTTCTGGGTCGGATTTCTTTTTTCTATTTACTTTCTTTTCTGACTCCGGCTCTATCGGAAGTTCAGATTCTTTAACAATAACGACGCCTTGTTTGTCAATCAATGACTGAAGGAGTTCGTTAGATTTCTTCAATTCTTTCAGAATGTTGTACATGATCTGCTCTTTCATTGTCACAATAACACCAAATTCTGTTTGCATATATCAATTACCTCCATATTTTAAAATACCCCCTAGCTAATGAAAACTAGGGGGCAATATACTATAGCTGTGCAGGTTATTACGGCAAATCAGGGTTTGCGCCAAGTACGCCACGATGGTCAGACCAGCCGTAACTGAAGCGCATACGTCCCTTGTATTTTGCTTGATCAGTATCGAAGTCTGTTGCACGTTTGAAGTTCAAACGCTCTCTCCAGAACCAGTTCAGTTCGTGGATGTCTGGATCAATAAGGAACCAGTAGTTGTCGCTTCCACCGTCTACCGCTCCGATGTAATCCAGAACAACGACTTGGAAACGTCCCTTCATTGGGTTGATGTCGTTGTAGTCTGTACCCGGAAGCAAAGACGATTTGACGATTTTTTCTGCTGTAAACTGAAGGGCTGGAGGAACAACAAGAAGTTTTGGTGTCATTTGAATCTTGAGTCCTCTTTCATCCACTTGTTCAGCAGCAAGTTTCAAAGCAATCTCAAGATTCTGCTCATTAAGAGTAAGTCTACCAATAAAGTTGGACGTTGTTCCACCATCGAGCCTTGTGTGTTTGTCACTTACCAAAGGCTCCCCTCTGAAATTTGTCGGCAAAGACTTAAAAGCATTTCTGAATACGGAACCTGCATGATGTTCGATTGTCGAACGTGCTGCACGTCCAAGCGCCCTTGCTTTCTTTTGAATTTGGTTATATTGTTCATCATCCACCATTTCTTTTTCGACAGTAAACCCTTTCGAGAAAGTTTTATGGATGTATTGAACAATATCCGGATTTGGAATTTCTTCGTACTCCGTAGAATCCGTCGTTCCTTTTGGATTCCACATTGTGAAACCGCCCATACGAAGATCGGTTTCAATTGCTTTTTTAGAATTGTTAACGTTAAAAACTTTGCTGTACTGTTCCGGCTTTTCTTTATAACCCTCAAAGAAGATTTTTCGCAAGCCGGGTTCGAGTAACTTAGCAAAATTACCTCTAACTGTAGGCATTAATTATCTCCCCCTCCCCATTAACTATTAACCTTGTTGCAGGTTAATAAAAGTTACATACGCTGTACCCCGATCTGTGGCTTCGATAATTTTTACTGCTGCGTTGGACGTAGAGTCCAGATTCACAGAATAATCACCATCAGTCAATGCAATCGGATGTTTTGCGCCAACTACAACATTGCCTGTACCTGAAACAGTGGCTTCAAATACCATACCTTCAGATGCTTGAACTTTACCGTAGAAATCTGTCTCTGCTTCAGTTTTAATTTCTCGACCCAAGAAAACACCCAGAACTTCCGTGTCGTTTGCCGCAGCAGCAACAACTTCGCCTGAAGCGTTCAATTTGACAACATCTCCACGTTTGGCAACTTTTGCGTAATCTTTATTAAGTTTGTAATCCCTAATCGGGAAAATAGAGTCTCCACGAAGGCTTTTCCTGTACTCGAACATCGAAATTATCCCTCCTTACACTTTATACTTTGCATACTCTTCTTCAGTCATTCCGAACTGTTTTGCGAAGTAGCGCTCTTCGTCTGTCAAGACTACCGCTTTATTTGACTTTCCGGTCGGTGTGTTTACAACGCTATTGCGCTTACGTCCGGAAACTTCCGCCAAAGCGTCTTGTTTCGATAGATTCTTGATACTCTCTGCAATCTTTTTGCCGTGCAATGCAAACACTGCTTGCTCCAAAGGAATATCAGGGTTTCTAAGTGTTTCAAGAATGTAAAGTCTTGCTTGCTGAATATCTTCATCTGATAGAACCGGATATTGTTTTTTAATATCGGCTGACTGTCGATCCATTTCAGACTTCCAAAGTTTCACTTTAAGTTCCATCAGTTCTTGATGTGTTCGCATATTTTCTTCTTTAATGCGCTGCTGTTCACGCAAGAACTCGATAGGAACGTTTTGCTCTTTCGCCTGTTTACGAATCTGTTCCTCTTTTACTTTTTCAAGCAATTGTTCTGGAGTAAGCCCGTAGAGATCAGAAAGTTGTTTTGCGAGTTGATATTCCGGCATATTCTCCAACATCTGTTGAAGTTGTCGTTGCCTTCTTTGCTCTGCAAATCTGGCATTTTCCTCTGGAGATTGTACCGGCTTTTGGTCGTCCTGATTCTGAACAACTTCTTGTTGTTGTT